AGTGCTAGACAAACTATTACTGAAAATGCATTTAGTGTAGATGATGTTAATACTAGAAATCAATTAGTATCAACTGGTTCTGAATCTTTTATGAGATCTAGAAATACTGAATTTGTAGTATCAAATCTCAAACCATCCACACGTTATTATCAATTCCTTGATGGAAATAGTGGTGTTAGTTTTATACCAAAATTGATTGAAATAGCAACAGATTCATCTTTAAACACCTATGGTGCTTCTGATGCATTTTCTGTGGGAGAAACTGTTATTGGAACAGTTGATGGTGTACAATTAATCAATTTTAGAGTTTCTAGTCCTAGACATAAATTTGGACAATATAATAATTCATCATCAATATATAATATCAACCCATATAATAAATCAGAAACTATATCTGAATCTTATAGTTCATCATCAAATATTCTTAATGTTGATACAAAATCATTATCAAATGAAGCACAAGGTTTGTATTCTGGATATTTAACTCAAGGAATGAGATTAGTTGGGCAAGAAAGTGGTGCAGTAGCTTATGTTAAAGACTTAAGATTAATTTCAGATAATTATGGAGATATTATCGGAACATTCTTCTTAAAAGATCCAAATGCAAGTCCTGTTCCAGCAGTGAGAATAGAAACTGGAACAAAAACATTTAAATTAACTTCAAGTTCTACAAATGAACGTGGGGTTCCTGGAAGTAATGTAATTTCTTTTGCAGAATCTAGATATACTTCTCAAGGAAATGTAAATAGATGGCAGAATGAAGTAACAACAACTACAACCAATTTTGATGCTTTAACAAATGTAAATACATTCACTAATGTAACTACAGAAAATGTAGAGTATAGTGATCCTTTAGCACAATCATTTATAGTTGGTGGAAATGTTCAAGCACCTTCAGATATTGATTTAAGTGATGATGTTAATGGTGTATTTTTAACATCGATTGATTTATATTTTAACACAATAGATAGTGGAAATGCTCCAGTCAAGATTCAAGTAAGAACTGTTGAATTGGGATTACCGACTTTAAATACTATAGGAAAAACTGTTACTGTAAGACCTACAACAACAGATGCTAATGGAAATCTTATACCCAATATACAAACATCTACAGATGGAAGTGTTGCAACTAATGTAAAATTCCCAGAACCAATTTATTTGGCACCAGGTAGAGAATATGCAATTGTAGTTATTTCTGAAAATAGTGATGAATATAGATTATTTGCTGCTGAAATGGGTGAAAAATCTCTAGCAGATATTGATTCTAATATTCCTCCTGATGAGAATGCATTATCTGCTGTATATTCACGACAGTTTGCACTTGGAAGTTTATTCAAATCACAGAATGGTTCTATATGGTCTCCTAATCAAAGAGAAGATCTTAAATTTAAACTTTATAAAGCAAACTTTACTTCAGATACTGGAACAGCATTCTTCTATAATCCAGATTTAAATGAAAGTAATGATTATATATTGAAATTAAATAATGATCCAATAAGGACTTTGACAAAAACTGCTACTATTGGTATTACTACTATTCCTGGTAGTGATTCATCGTTAGTTGGAATATTAACAGTAGGACAAAAAATTGCTGGTGTTAGTGATAAAGGTGGTTCTGCTATTATTGTTGGTAGGGGAAGTTCTGTTAGTAACTTAGGAATTAAGACTACTGAAACAGGAGTTAATTATATTACTGATTCTTCTGTAGATACCTTTAATTTTGTTGGTAGTGGTTCTGGTCTAAAATTAAATATAACTAACGTAGATTCCACAACAGGAGCTATTGAAAAGGTAGCATTTACGAATGTTAAAGGTGAACGTGGAACGGGATATCAAATTGGTGATGTTATTGGTATTGTAACTTCTACTGCTGGAAATCAAGGTTCTGGTGCTCAAATTACTATTGCAGGAATATCAACTGATATAGATACCCTATTTGTTGAAAATATAGAAGGTGAAACTGGTTCTGTTGGATCTGGTAAGGAATTTGCAAAACAAAGTGCATCTGCTGGATTTGGATTAAGTTACTATAGTGATGCAACTGGTGGTATAGTTGGATTAACTACTTACAAGATAAGAGAATCTACTTCAACTGGTGGCATACGTTCTGGAAATTATTTTAAAGTATCACATTTCGATCATGGAATGTATTCTAATACTAATAAAGTAACATTGAATGATATTGAATCGAGTGTAGCACCAACTACATTAAGTTCCGCATTAAGTAATATTGAAACAACTTTAGTAAGTGTTGCAAATACTTCGAATTTATCAACATTTGAAGGTCAAAATGTATCTGCTACTAATCCTGGATATATTAAAATAGGTAATGAAATTGTTAAATATAATGCTGTAGGTTCAGGAACCCTTACCATTGATACTGATGGTAGAGGAACAGATTCTACTATTGTATCTTCACATGATAATAAGTCTTTAGTTTATAAGTATGAACTTAATGGTGTTTCTTTAAGAAGAATAAATAAAACTCATACTGTTGCTGAACCTATTACTATAGATGATTATCATATAGCAGTTGATATGTCAACAAATGGTGTTGATAGAAGTGTTGATGGAACTCCTGCAGGATTCCCCAGACTTCAATTCTCAAATGAATCATCTGTTGGTGGTGAGAATGTTAGAGCAACAGAAAATATTTCCTATACTGCTTTAGTTCCTTCATATGACGTTATTACACCAGGATCATTAACTTCTATTAGTGGTCAAATTAGAACTGTTACAGGCACTAGTGCTGGCGGTTCAGAGGGTTCATTTAATGATAGTGGATTTGAACCCGTCGGTATTAATGTATTAAATTCGTTAACTTCACCCAGACTTGTATGTTCTAAAATAAATGAATCTACGTATTTAAGTGGTTTACCTAGAAGTAAATCATTTACCACTGGAATAAACTTTACATCGTCAGATAGTAATTTATCTCCAATATTATACTTAGATACTGCATTTACAGAATTCAGAAATAGTCGTTTAGATAAACCAATAGTAGATTATCCTATTGATGGAAGAGTTAATTCAATTTTAGATGATCCACATGCTGCAATATACGTATCTAATACTGTAAATTTAAATAATCCAGCAACATCTATTAAAGTTATTTTATCTGCTTATAGACATTCTTCTGCAGATTTTAGAGTGCTTTATAGTTTGATAAAAGCAGATTCTAGTGAAGTTGAACAATCATTCCAATTATTCCCAGGATATGATAATTTATCATTTAATAATGAAGATGGATTTACAATAGTAGATGAATCTAAGAATAGTGGTTTACCAGATACTTTCGTACCTGCTAGTTTATCCAATCAATTCTTAGAATATCAATTCACTGCAAATAATCTTGAGTTATTTACTGGATATACAATTAAAATTGTAATGTCTGGAACTAATCAAGCATATCCACCAAGGTTAAAAGAATTAAGGACAATAGCAATAAGATGATAAAAGTTGAAGGTTATCCTAACCTATATCGTGATGAAAAAAGTGGTGCTATAGTTAATTGTGATTCTATGACTTATAAGGAATATGTCAATTCTTTACAACAGAAAGATTTGCAAAAAAACGAATTAGATAAAATGAAACAAGATATTGATGAAATTAAATCACTTCTTAAATTATTGACAATGGATAAGAATATAAATATCTAAAGATAATATAATATTTGGTTGAATAATGGCAGTATACGTATCTAACATCACAATTGAACAGGGTTATGATTTTGATACCTCTTTTCAATTAGAGGATACCAGAACTAATGCTCCCCTCTATTTGGTTGGAGCTGCTTCAACAGCTTCTTTGAGAAAAAGTTATTCTAGTAATACTTCTGTTTCTTTTGGGACAACCATATCTCAACCAGAAAATGGAATTATTTCTATATCAATGGCAGCATCTAAAACGTTGCTATTAAAACCAGGTAGATATGTTTATGATGTAAAAATAACAACTAGTGGAAAAGATTATAAAGCTGTTGAAGGATCAGCATTAGTACGAGCCGGAGTAACTAGGTAATGCCAACGATAAACGATAGAATTGGATCTCAAAATGTAATTCGTGTATTATCCAATGCATCTGCACCACCAACAAGAATAACCAATCTAACTGACGTTGATTCCACAAGGAAAGATGAAGATGGAATGCTTTTGGTTTGGAATCTTTCTGACGAAAAGTTTTATATGTCAGATACACTGGATGCTCCAGGGTATCTATTTTCTAGTGCTACTGGAATAACAACATTTTTAGGATCAACAGATTCTTCATCAACAACTAGTGGTGCAATAATTGTTACTGGTGGTGTAGGAGTAGGAAAGAATTTAAATGTAGGTAATGATTTTACAGTTGCTGGAATTGCAACTTTCTCAAATGAACTTGATATTAATGCTGCTGTAGATATTTTAAGAGGATTAAATGTTGCTGGAATTACAAGTGCATTATCACTCAGTATAGGTTCTACACAAGTAATTAGTAGTGCAAGAGAACTTCAAAATATTACATCACTTGATGCAACAACTACAGCAACAATTGAAGCTGCTATTGAGGTTGCACCAAATAGATTTACAGATTTAAAAATCACTGGTGTTTCTACCTTTATTGGTATTGCTACATTTGGTGGTGGAATTGCTGTTCAGGCAGGAGTGTCTACTTTTGATGCTGCTGTTGATATTAATGCTGGATTAGATGTAGACGGACAAACTGATTTAGATGAAGTAGTAATTGCTGGTGTTACTACATTCAATAATGCTGATGTAGTTTTCCAGGGTGCAGCTGCTGGTCAGAATATAACATTTGATGCTTCTGAAAATGATTTAGAGTTTACTGATAGTGCCAGATTAAAATTTGGAAATAGTGATGATCTTGAGATATGGCATGATGCCCCAAACAGTCATATAAAAAATTCTACGGGTGATTTTAAAATTCGTGCTGATTCACTCGCACTCAAAACAGCAGATGATGGTGAGAAATATCTTAAAGGTGTTAAGAATGCAGATGTAAAAATATATTATAATAATATTGAGAAATTTACCACTACTGCCGAAGGTATTGATGTTATTGGACGCACTGAAACTGACCTCTTAAATGTCTCTGGTGTCTCTACATTTGCTTCTGCTGTTGATATTAATGCAGGTTTAGATGTAGATGGTCAAGCAGACTTAGATGAAGTTGTCGTTGCTGGTGCTGCTACATTCAGTAGTACCGTGACAGTATCTGGTAATTTAGATATTGCTGATACAATATATCACACAGGAGATTCAAATACAAAAATAAGATTTCCTGCCAATGATACAATTTCTTTTCATACTAGTGGAAATGAAGCACTTCGTATAAATTCCAGTCAAAATGTTAATTTCTTAGGAAATCTTATTAATGTTAATGTAACAGGTGTTTCTACATTCGGTGATGATGTAAGGGTTACTGCTGGTGGTATAGATGTTACGTCAGGAATCGTTAGTGCTACTGGATTAGATATTGGAACTAATGGTATAGATGTAGATGGGCAGACTGATTTAGATGAACTTGTAGTTGCTGGTGTTGCTACCTTTAGTAATACTGTTGATATTAATGGTGTTTTAGATATAGATGGTCAATTAGATGTAGATGAACTAGTAGTTGCTGGTGTTTCTACATTCTCATCTCTTGTTGATGTTAATAATCGTATTGATGTAGTAGGTGGTATAAATGGTGATCAACTATACGTAGCAATAGCAACGGTTACTAATACTGCTACTTTTGAAAGTGCTATAGTTGCAGAGTCTAGTTTAGATGTTGATGGAACAACTGATTTAGATGTTCTTAATGTTGCTGAGACTGCCACGTTCTCTGCTCTAATAGATGCCAATGCTCGTCTTGATGTTGCAGGTGGTGCTAATATAGATCAGTTAAATGTAGCAGGTATTGCTACGTTTGGTGCTGTTGATATTAACGGCATAATAGACATTGATGGGCAGTTAGATGTAGATGAGTTAGTAGTTTCTGGTGTATCAACATTTAGTTCTGGTGTTGATATTAACGGTAGTCTAGATGTTGATGGTGATCTTCAGGTAGACGACCTTAATGTATCTGGTGTTTCTACATTTGCTTCTCTGGTTGATGTTAATAATCGTATTGATGTAGTTGGTGGAATTAATGTAGATCAGTTAAATGTTACTGGTGTTTCTACATTCGGTGATGATGTAACTATAACTGCTGGTGGTTTAAACGTTATATCAGGAATTGTAACTGCAACTGAACTAGATATTGGCACTGGTGGTATTGATGTTGATGGACAGACTGATTTAGATGAATTGGTCGTTGCTGGAATAGCAACATTCTCAACAGATGTAAATATTACTGGACTGCTTACCGCAGGTGCAATTGATGGAGGATCGTTCTGATGGCAAAACCAGCAAGTAGAGAAGAATTAACTAATTATTGTTTACGACAATTAGGTGAACCTGTAGTAGAAGTGAATGTTGCTGATGAGCAAATAGAAGATTTAATTGATGATGGTATTCAATATTTCCAAGAACGTCATTTTGATGGTGTGGAAAGAATGTATTTGAAATATAAACTTACTGAAGATGATGTTAATAGAGGAAAAGCAACAAATGAAACAGGCAGTTCTAATACCTTAGGAATTACAACAACATCAGGCATTTCAACTACTGTTAGTGGTATGTCTGATATGACTAATAGTTTTTATGAGACATCTAATTTTATACAAGTTCCAGATTCAGTAATTGGTATAGAAAAAATATTTAAATTTGATAGTAGTACTATTTCAGGTGGAATGTTTAGTATAAAATATCAATTGTTCTTGAATGATTTGTATCAATTTAATTCCGTTAATTTGTTACAATATTCAATGACAAAAACTTATCTTGAGGATATTGATTTTTTATTAACTACAGATAAACAACTAAGATTTAATAAAAGACAAGGAAGATTATATATTGATATGGATTGGGGTTCTGAAACGAAAGATACTTATTTGATTATTGATTGTTATAGAATTTTAGATCCAAATACATTTACGGGTGTTTATAATGATAGTTTCCTTAAAAAATATGTGACTGCACTTATAAAAAGACAATGGGGACAAAATTTACTTAAATTTAGAGGAACTAGACTTCCAGGTGGAGTAGAACTTAATGGTCGAGAATTATATGAAGATGCCCAAAGAGAACTTGATGATATTAAACAGAGAATGACTCAGGAATATGAGTTACCTCCATATGATTTTATTGGTTAATTATGACATTAAATTCGTATTTTTTACAAGGATCTATTGGTGAACAAAATCTTGTTCAAGATTTAATCAATGAGCAAATACAAATATATGGTGTTGAAGTATATTATCTTCCTAGAAAAATATTTAAGACAGATAATATTATAAAGGAAATTCAATCATCAAAATTTGATGATAGTTTTCTTGTAGAAGTATATTTAAATAATTATGATGGATATGCTCCTGATAGTGATGTGATGACTAAATTTGGATTAAGATTGAAAAATGAAGTAAATATCACAATATCTAGAGAAAGATTTGAAGATTTTATTGCACCATTTTTGGAAGGTATATCAGCTGGAATTAGAGAAGGTAGAATTACTGGATATGATTTTGCTGATTTAGTAAGTAGACCAAAAGAAGGAGATTTGATATATTTCCCTCTAGGTGAAAGATTATTTGAGATTAAAAGAGTAGAATTTGAAAAACCATTTTATCAATTAGGTAAACTTTATACTTATGATTTAAGTTGTGAATTATTTGAATATGAGAATGAACTTATTGATACTAGTATTGATGAGGTTGATAATACTGTAGAGGATGAAGGATATATAACAACTGTTAATTTGGTTGGTCTTGGAATAACTGCTACTGCAACTGCTGGTATATCAAGTGGTTGTATACGAGAGATATTCTTAGATAATGATGGTTCTGGATATACATCAACACCAATAGTTTCAATTGGTGCTGCTCCTGCAGGAGGATTTACTGCTAGTGCAGTTGCTATCACTACTTCTAGATCAAATATTACTTCAATCTATAGAATTGAAATGACTAATACTGGTGCTGGATATACAGAGGCACCAATAATCACAATTAGTGGTGGTGGAGGTAGTGGAGCTGCTGCTACTTGTTCTATATCAACTAGTTTTGGTATACAAAGTGTTATTGTTGCTGCAGGTGCCACTGGTTATTCATCTACACCACTATCTACAGTTACTGGACCTCCATCTGGAATCAATACTGCTATAATACATCCAGTATTAGAAACTGAATCTGGTGCAGGAATTAGCACTATTAGAATATTAAATTCTGGTATTGGATATACTGTTGTTCCAACTATTGTATTCAGTACTCCAGGAACTGGTGTTGGTACATTCTACTATAATGAAGATGTTACAGGTCAGAGTTCTGGAATTACTGCAAAAGTTAGAAACTTCCGTAAGGATACTGATGAGAATGCAGTTGATCCACCAACTACATTACAGGTAGCACTAAATACAGGTAAGTTCTATGACGGTGAAATAGTCGTCGGTTCTATATCTACTGCTACATATCTTGTTAAGAACCATGATTTAGATGCTTTTGATCAAACATGGGAAACTAATGAAGATATAGAAACAGAAGCAGATAACTTACTTGACTTTACAGAATCAAATCCATTCGGAGATTATTAATGTTAGGAACATATTTTTATCACGAAATCATAAGAAAGACTATTATATCTTTTGGTACTCTGTTTAATAATATTAATATTAAACATAAGAAGGCTGATGGAACAATTCTTGATGATATTAAAGTAGGTCTTTCTTATGGACCACAACAGAAGTATTTGGCAAAAATACAAGAGCAATCACAGTTAGCAAAACCAATTGCCATAACTTTACCTAGAATGTCATTTGAGATGAATTCTATTCAGTATGATCCTTCAAGAAAAACAGGTATTACTCAGACTTTTAAGGCAGCTGATGGTGATAAAATGAAAAAAATTTTTATGCCTGTTCCTTATAATATTGGATTTGAATTAAATATTTTTAGTAAATTGAATGATGATGCATTACAAATTATTGAACAGATAATGCCATTTTTTCAACCATCATTTACTTTGACTGTAGATTTAATATCTGCTATTGGAGAAAAAAGAGATATCCCTGTTATTTTAGATAACATATCATTTCAGGATGATTATGAAGGAAGTTTTGAAGTAAGAAGAGCATTAATATATACTTTAAGTTTTACAGCAAAAACTTATCTATTCGGTCCTGTTGATCAAACATCTGATGGACTTATTAAAAAAGTTACTGTTGATCATCATAGTGGAACTGATACTTCTACAGCTAAACGAGAAGTAAGATATACTGTAGTTCCTGATCCAATTACTGCTGGACCAGAAGATGACTTTGGATTTACAGAATCATGGACAGATTTTGGTGATGCTAAAGATTATAGTCCAACACGACAAATTGATGTTTAAATTATGAATAGTAGTTATGATCCTATCGATGAAGCACTTAATACCACTAGTGCTATTGAAGTAAGCAATACACCTGAAGGTGGTTGTGTTAGAAGGAAGGATGAAATTAAAAATGTAACAGATGATGTTGATAAAGATTATCAATATACTCGTGCCAATCTTTATTCATTAATTGAAAAGGGTCAAGAATCTCTTAATGGTATAATGGATCTTGCAAATGAAAGTGCAAGTCCAAGGGCATATGAAGTTGCAGGTCAGATTATTAAGTCTGTTGCTGACACCACTGATAAGTTAATGGAGTTGCAAAAGAAAGTAAAAGAGGTTGATGAGGATAAAGTAAAGGGTCCTAGTCAAGTTACCAATAATGCTTTATTTGTAGGTTCAACATCAGATTTATCTAAAATTCTAAAAAAACAAGGATTGATTAATAATAAAACTAAACTATAAATTATGTCTGCTAATGAAGTATATCTAGGTAATCCCAACCTAAAAAAAGCAAATACTCCTATAGAATTTTCTCAAGACAATGTTCTTGAGTTTTTGAAGTGTAAAGATGATCCCATATATTTTACTAGAAAGTATATAAAAATTGTTTCTCTTGATGAGGGACTAGTTCCTTTTAACATGTATGATTTCCAAGAGAAATTGATTAGAAGGTTCCACGAGAATAGATTCAATATTTGTAAGATGCCTCGTCAGACAGGTAAATCTACAACTTGTATATCATACTTATTACATTATGCGGTTTTCAATGATAATGTCAACATTGCTGTTCTGGCGAACAAAGCGTCCACTGCTAGAGATTTACTTGGCAGATTGCAACTTGCATATGAAAATCTGCCTAGATGGATGCAACAAGGTATCATATCTTGGAATAAAGGTTCATTAGAATTAGAGAACGGGTCAAAGATATCAGCAAACTCCACTTCATCATCTGCTGTTCGTGGTGGTTCTTACAACGTTATATTCCTTGATGAGTTTGCATTCATTCCAAATCATATTGCAGATGATTTCTTTGCATCGGTTTATCCTACAATTACTTCTGGACAATCCACTAAAGTTATTATAGTTTCAACCCCACGGGGTATGAATCATTTTTATCGTATGTGGCACGATAGTGAAAAAGGTAAGAGTGAATATGTTCCTACCGATGTTCATTGGAGTGAAGTTCCTGGTAGAGATTCTGTATGGAAAGAACAGACTATTGCAAATACATCTGAACAACAGTTTAAGATTGAGTTTGAGTGCGAGTTCTTAGGTTCTGTTAATACTCTTATTAGTGCTGCAAAACTTAGAAATTTAGTATATGAAGCACCTATTAAAAAAAATGCTGGTCTTGATATTTACGAACAACCAGAACTAGAACATAATTATATAATTACTGTAGATGTTGCCAGAGGACTTGGTAATGATTATTCCGCATTTATAGTTTTTGACACTACAGAATATCCTTATAAGGTAGTAGCAAAGTATAGGAATAATGAAATTAAACCAATGTTATTCCCAAATATTATTTTGGATGTAGCAAAAGGATACAATCAAGCATATCTATTAATAGAAGTTAATGATATAGGAGATCAAGTCGCAAGTATTCTTCAGTATGATTTGGAGTATGAAAATGTTTTGATGGCATCCATGAGAGGAAGAAATGGGCAGATTGTTGGTCAAGGATTCTCTGGTAAAAAAACTCAACTTGGTGTAAGAATGACATCAGCAGTTAAAAAATTAGGTTGCTCTAATCTTAAAACTTTGATGGAAGATGATAAATTACTTACTTGTGATTATGAGATTATTGCAGAATTGACCACGTTTGCTCAGAAACATAATTCATTTGAAGCAGAAGAAGGATGTAATGATGACTTAGCAATGTGTCTTGTTATATTTGCATGGTTAGTTTGTCAAGATTATTTTAAAGAAATGTCTGATCAGGATATTCGTAGAAGAATTTATGAAGAACAGAAAAATCAAATAGAACAAGATATGGCACCATTTGGATTTATTTCAGATGGTTTTGATGATGAAAGTTTTGTTGATAAAGATGGTGATAGATGGAATTTGGATGAATATGGTGATCGTTCTTATATGTGGGATTATAGATAATGTCTGGTTATACTAAAGAAATGATCAAGGAGATGCTAGGCACTGCTTGGTTAGACAAAGATAATATACCTGAGACAGGTAATCAGATTAGAAGAAGAAAGGGTAATGAGATGAGAGCAGGGTTGAGACCCTATCCAAAGTATCCATCAAAGGAGTCAAGGATAGCAGACACTTCAGGTATGTTTGATGAAAATGGACAATATGTTTACCCTGAAGGTAGTGGGTTTAATTATATGGACAAACTAGATCCCAATTCTCAATGGAAAGTTAAAGTATCATAATGGAATTAACAGAAGAAAACGTACTCAAAGTATTAGAGGAACTTATTCCCTATATTGAAGCTGATGGTGGATACCTTCAACTTTATGAAATTGAATATGAAACAGGATACGTTAAAGTAAAATTAGGTGGTGCATGTGAGACATGTGCTATGAGCACCATGACTTTGAAGCAAGGTATAGAAAAGAAACTAATGATGGAAATCCCAGATGTAGTGGGAGTGA